ATTCAACATTTCAATTGTAGTATTTGCCATTTTATTCTCCGTATATTATTTTTGGCTAAACAACTCTGACATCCTGTAAGATTTACTCTTAAAGGATATACCATTCTCCTGCTGGATCTTCTTTTGACGTAGTAAAGTAATTACGTCTTTCAAATCATGATTACTCTCTATTGTAATATCAGTAGTTGTTTCGTTACTGTTTTCGCAGGAGCTCACTTCCCTTTCAGTGGGTTCTTCCGGTTTAATATCTGAATTTTCATTTATGATTTCTTCAGATTCAATTTTTATATCTTCTTGTGATTCTATATTATTGTTTATATTCTCACTATCAGAATTGCTTTCTATTTCCACTGAATTGTTATTTTCCTCAGTGTTGGTTTCTTGTTTAATATCAACATCATCTGTTGATTCTTTATTTGCACTTTTAGTTTCTATTTGATTTGTTTGTTCTTGTGGTTCTGTTTCAATATTTTGTTCATTATTAACTACATTAGTTAAGGCACTCTTAATTTCTTTATGCATCAATTCCAGTATGTCTTTTATTACACTCTCAGCTAGTGCTGAACTGATTTCCTTTTTCAACATTTGAATATGTTCTTTTGTCTGGGACGATATTTCTTTATCCAATTCGTTATTTTCATTATCTGATGCTTTGTATACATATATAGAGTCTTTCATATCTGTCTCCTGTGTTGTAGATTCTAAAGGTATTTCAGCAGATGGAAATATTCTTTCCGTTGCATTTTCATATATATTCATACTCAACGGTGTTAACTGATGATGAATTATATTCTTTATAGCTTTTGGATCATCAGTTTCAGCACTTTCGATTGTGAGGTTATACATTCGTCGAATCATTGCATTTATATTTGCAGGATTCCCAAGCACGATAGAGTTTTCTTTAAATACTGGTTTATGTATTGCAGCATAACATAATTTATCATTATATATCTTACCAAGCTCATGTGTACATTCTATACTCATGAGACTCTTACCGCAGATATTACATTTGTAATTATCCATTGCAACTCTTGCACCAACGGATGTACTTATAAATCGTCGCTGTTGGATAAGATCTGTTGTATATTCATCACCTACTTTAGAAGTCACTGGTATGAATGTTGCGAGTTTTACATATCCAGATGCTACGCCGTCGTTTAATTCTGTGAGTCTCTTTATATATACACTGAATACATTTGTTCCAATTGGAGTACTTCTTTCATCATGATATGTGAGAAAAGGTGTAAAGAAAGGTTCATAAAATGTCTTTACAGATGAGTTCATATTTGTAGACTGGTAATTATACATGTTTTTATCAGTATAATCCGTATGAAGAACTTCACTGATAATAATTGAACCACGACCGAAGTTATGTTTTTCTATTATATTCTTAGCTTTAGCAAGTATGGCATCGTCTTCTTTTTGAAACTCAGCTGAAAGCTTCTTATTAATCTCTATACCATAATTAACTATAACAAGATCATTATCTGGCATCATAATACCTCTAATAGTGTTTGTTTTTATTTTACTATACACTGCGATAATATGACTTGTATTTGCCGTAGACTTAGTTTTTGTTGCTACCTGGGGCGTTCTTTTTACCGTATTGATTTTGTGGCTGGTTTTGCGAATCTATCATATTATTGATAGGATCGTTGGTTTCTTTAAGTGGTTTTTGTACACGTTCGATGTAGAGTTGTTTTTCTTCTTCCGCGGAAAGTGGTGGTTCTTTTAACTTCCTTAATACTCTATTCATTGGTAGTATATTCCCGTGGTAAAGATTCATAGTGCTGTTTTGTATTTGTATCTGTTTCTCAAGTTTCATTTCGTTAAAAGTCATTTGAATTATGAATTCACCATATTCATTGTATAGCCTTTCATCTGTTATATCTAATTTTAGAATTTCAGGTATAAGATAATAGTTAAACATAAAACATATAATATTTGCAAAATACATACAGTGATCTGACAATGCGTCATCTATAGAAGAAGCTGTGGATCTATTAGATGTATCACCCTCCCCTACTAAAACAGATGAAGATCCAGAACCTATCAATATTCTGGTTTTATAGTATTCAAGTAACGATGTAAGGTCACTGAGGTTTTTCAATAGATTGATAGCTTCAATCGATATTCTATGATTTGTTACAATGAAGCCATTGGCTGCCATGCTTTCTATCTGTTCTCTGACTGCTTCTATCTCATAGGGATTTTTACATGGGAAATCATCTGTCCCGACTTTAGCATGAAGTATTGGAGAACCGTATTGATAAATAAGGAAATCTATTGATTCCTCTATAGAACGCAATGTAAGAATGTCATCAAGCAACTGTATGGAATAAGGTTCTGGGAAAAAATCCATGTCATCTTGGTATAGTTTTAATACTATAATATCACTGGCAGGGATCATGTTCTCATCTTGAGAATTAAAGAAAAGTGATTTGATTCTGTTATTGATGGCAAATATATTTGTGCCACCTTTTTTGGTAAATATATCCTCTTCAGGTATAATACCGACTAAGTCTTTATTTGTGTTAAATATCCATTTGCAATTGTTGGGCTTTATAATTTTAAGTTTGGATATATCGCCATTTTGATCATAAATTTTCTGGATAATACTTATTCCATATAATGAAATATCTGTATGAATAGATGCAAACAATTGTTGCAGATTGCAACTATTGTTTCTCTCAATTTGGTTTAGTTTCATTCTGGTAATTTTTATGAGGTTAACATTTTCAGATACATACCCGAAACCGTTTCGAAGCATTGTCTCATATTGTCTGGATATAGATCTTGCATAATATCCTTCTTTGGAGAAAAACTTATCTATTCTATCATAATCATAAGGTGAAGTAATAGTTATTGTATTATTAGATGCGTTATATTCTTTAGTTGCTGATTTAATAAACGTATGTTTACCAATCTTTGATTTGCTATTCAATGTATTGTTAAACATTTGTGTAGTATGTTTTATTTTACCTGTTGCTATAGTTTGCTCTGTATTGTCTTGATTTAAGTTTTCAAGTATGAGACTTACTCTCTTATTGATCTCATCTTGTAATTGTATTTCAATATCTTCGTCTTTTTTGAAAATTGAAAATATATTCATGTTAACCTCTAAGTATTTCAAATATATTATTCATAGAAACCTTTAAGTCACTGAGTTTTACATCTGAAAACTTTTCAGCCTTTTCTATGAACTCAGCTGGTGGAATTATATTTCCATCCTCTGTAAAGAATTCTGCAATTTTGAATGGGCTCTCACAATTGCTACAGAAAAGATCTGTTTCTACTATTATATCACCTATCGGTCCTAATTCACCAAAGGTATGCGACAGAGTCGATATATCATTATCAAGTGACCTGATAACATCCTGTTCTGGTATGAAGTTTTGTCCAAATAGGGATTCTGAGCACTCATCCAGTTTCTTTGCGTTTTCCTTTGTTTTAAGCATAAGCCCAAGATTTGCCACTGTTTCCATCATTGAGTCTTGTTGTTTTTCTATTATCATGTTTGTAATCGTGTTAGGGTCATAACAATCTTTAATGGAGAATATAAGGTCTATCATTAACTTGAGAAGACTACTCAATGCTCTTAAAAATGCAAATCTGGCCCGTGATAAATATATATCATCTATCAAGGTTATATCGTTTATACGAATCTTGTCCAAGGTATTGCTGACATCATCAAGAATCCCGAATTTTAATGATCCAAGACTACAGGAAAGAAATGACAAAAACTTATCGAATCCAAAACATTCATTGTTTATCAGGTGTCTAATCTCTGGAACTGCCTGTATATTAACAAGTATACTATCAAGTGGACCAAATAGAAGGTCTAAAAATGCAGAGAGTGAGCTAAGTAATTGAAATTTTATTTCATCAAACATTTGCCCAAATGGTAGAATAAATCCCTTTAGGAATAGCCCCCGTTCCATCTTTCTTATAAATATATCTATAATCTGTTTAATGAAACGCAACAGTGCCACAAACTTTTCTACTTCTTTATTTGATTGAATGGTTTCTCCCCACATTAATTCATTTCTTATCTTATTTGCAAAACCATCTTCATTTTCACTATCCAGGTCTTCACATATGGAACCTTTAGTTATTAGTGAATTAAACAGTGATGCGATAATAACAAGTAGATATATATAACAGCATAATTGTTTTGAAGATCCCCATCTGGCGAGATTAGCCGTTCCACAGACTATCTTATCTGCGTATTTCAAAAGTTCAAGTATGGTTTTGTCAGCCGCCTCTAGATACTCCTGAAAATATGCACCAAGCTCTATGAATAGAGGGCTGCTATTGCTTTGGTTATGTTTCATAGTTGGTATCTTACCCTGGTTGGGTGAATAACCAAAACAGTTAAATATACCGCCCTTTTCTTCTGTTCTGTTATATACACTGGTACTATTTAGTGTGCTTTGGATACTTTTACTCATTGCAAGTGCTGTATTTGCAGAATGTTTAGCAGAGTATAATGGATTTAAATCTGTTCGTGATAACTCACCACTTTTAGATCCGTTTTCCATCAAGTATTCTTTAATTGCCTTTGCCTTTAGTATTTCCTGGGTCGTGGGTATTATATCATCTTTATTTTTGTTATTATAATCACATATATTTCTAACGCTATTTTCGCCCTCAAGTTCTGCTTTGACCCACTGATCAAAGCATTTTGTTGTCGAAAGTAGAGGTTCACCGACGTTATTACCATCGAAGAAGAATGGACTAGTGGTGCAACACGTGATCCTTCTAAATCTCACTTCGTCCCATTTTTCTCTATTGCATTCTATTTCATCACTGCTTGAACAGGAAAACCCGACTTTCTTAAGCAAGGCTGATTCTATCTTTTTAAAGACATCTGCTATCTTATTTCCGAGACTAAATGTTTTAAGTTTTATTTTATATTTCTTAAACTTAACAGAGTATGGTATTTTAAATCCACCAAGTAGTCGCCTAAATTGAGCACACTGGTATCCGACTGTATAATGAACTATTACAACATAACATATCTTTACTGTTAACTCTATTAACTTTTTTCCATAATCGATAGCATTGAATGCGCCGACTTTTTTTAAATCATTCATCACTGCTTGCTGAAAGCCAGCAGAATCCCATGTAGCCACAGCTTTTGAGAGTTCTGGGTTATTTGTATAAGGCGGGTATTCAGCAATACGAAAAATACATTTTATTGTATCACTATCAAGAGTATATACCGGATCACTTTTAGGTAATATTATATTATCTTCTGTTTTAAATTCAATACCAGTTAGTTCGGAGGTGTACTGTAATATAACATCTGGGGCATCACCTAAGTATCCATCAATATCCTCAAGTTGCAAATCAATAAGAAAGTTAGTTCTATCGAGAACCTTATTTGCTAAATCCTCTAATTCTTTGAATCTGTCTTTATAACTATCAAGAATATTCTTAGATTTATTATCTATAATTTCTTCGGGAATATCCGATGATTTTGCCTTCTCTTTTACAATCTTTTCACGTTGGATACTATCTATATGTGGCCTAAATAATACGTCTTCTGTTCGAGCCATCAAGGCCTCCGGTTCTGTTGTTATGTAAAGTTCTTCTCCATATGGAGTTATTTGTTGCTACATGTTCACGTTTATTCTGAATTGATTGTATTACGTTGGACATAAGCACAGATTCTATGTTTATTATATCATTATTTTCTTCTACAGTATCCTTTCTGTAGTATTCATCTATACCATATATACATATCTGCAACGCAGATAAAGAGTGTGTATTATCACTATACTCAAATCCGCCAAATTCGTTTTGTGATTTTTTACGTTTGAAAGCTCTAATCTCTGCAACAAGTCCCTGTCTTACATCTTCCTCAATTGGTAGTGCTAATTTATTTTCTAAGTAGATACCGAGTAAATTTACCATATAATGTCTTACTCTTATATCTAATTCTATCCTGGCATTATCATCACTTTCAGATAATGTTCTTTTTACTTTCTTCACTGAATCAACTACAGTGAGAATCTGTTCAGGATTTTTGTTTATTTTATTTAATTCAGCGTGAAGTAGTTCAATCTGAGTAGCACCATATCCGGCGTCTACAGAAATAGTTTTATAGTTAAATTGTTTATATAATTCCATTATGCGCTGAACAGTATATATTTGCGTGTACTGTTCATGAGATATTATTTCATGACGTGTTATAAAGAATTTATCAAACATCTTTGCCACTTCAATAACACGAACACCGTTTTGAGGAACGTTCCAATCAACACCGAGAAATTTATCTGCGTCTTGATATTCTTGAGTAACACGTAGTTCTTCCATTGTAAAATACTGATCAAATATTTTACTGTTTTCTATAGCTTTATCTATAATGTCTTTCTTATAAACTGCACCTATAGCATCAGCCCATTCAGCTAATACTTCAAGTTTCCACGTTACTTCATCGAATATAACACTACGCAGTCTCTTTTCTATAACTGGCCAATTTTCATCAAGTGTGGTAGGTAAATGAAACTCTTTGGCTTCATCGTTATTTAATGCAACGGCATTATCACAAAATATTCTAAACCACGTATCAGGTAGACCAGAAGGGGTTGAGCTTGCCCATATTGGGGTATTGGGTCCACCTTTGACCAAACCAGTTATAACTCCAAAGGCTTTCTCCGGTAGATATTCAACCTCATCAATATATATCGCACCATTTCCATGCATAGATTGTCCACGAGCCTTGGCTGGGTTTTGTCCCATTAGAAATACACGTATCGATGAACCAGATGCACATTGTATTTCATAATCATATTCAGCCTCTATGGACGATTTCTTCTTTTTCTTTTTGTCACTATTACCCATACTGAAAGCATCAGCTATATCACTATTACGTAACATGTTGCCAAATATTTCAAGAATACGATTAAGCTGTTTCTTGTTAGGTATAAAAACGTATATTACTATATTCTTATTAAAATAAGCAGTATGAGCCATATCTACAACCATATGAACTGTTTTACCGAACTGACGACCAACTCTTAAAGCTCTATTTTTAGATCGACTTAACAATACATCATAAAAGGCTTTCTTTATTTTAATTTTATTTTCACCAGTATCAGGATCAGATAGATGATTTTCAGCCCATAGTATTGGATTATCAGACTCAAGTATAATGTTTAGCGCATCATTATCATGCACTTTATTCATTATTACTTTTAACTGCTCTTCAGTATATCTTCTTCCCATTATTATCATCCTTAGCAAAGATCGAATATGTTATAATAGATATATAATAATTATAACATAAGAGGCTGTATGAAAAAGATAACTACTGTATTACAACCAGCACTGGCACAGAGTTTCGGTAGAACGATGATTAACAATCTTCCGCTTAAAACTATGGCTGGATTTTTTGCCTTAAATGGTGCAATGAGAACACCAATGACGACCATGAACACAGCTAATAGAATATTGGAAACAGTTTATCCTGGTAATTTGTTGAGCACCGCTACTGGTAAAACCGGACTTAGAGCAAACTCTACACCGTCACCGTTACAAGGTATTAAATTTTCTTTCAGGAGATAACAGTTGATACCTGAATACAGTTCATATTTAGTAAGTAAGTTATTAAATAACGACTTTGATACAGAACCTGTAGATATCGCATCTGAGATTTCAGGGATGAACTATCCTTACAACGTAGTTTCCTTACTCAAGGATGCTACAATTGAGGCTTATAAATATAGATCAATTTGGAATCTCACAAGAGCAGCAGGACTTACTACATCTTTAAAGTATCCTTTCGCCAAAGCTACATTTCAAGTAAGACTACATAATACTAATCAATTCACAGGAGTTCCAGGACAGGTTAAATATTTTATAGATCGCATCGAACAAGCTACAAATATGCGAAAAACCAAGTTCGGAAACTTTATTTACAAATCCTTAGTAGGTGAGCCATTCGAATCAAGTTTAATGGATAGGTACTTATTACCAAAAGGTAAATTTGTAGATCTTGTTTCTCAATACGATCAGACTTTATCACGAAATATATCAGCATCAGTTAAAACAGAAACAGAATCATTATATAGAAAGTTTTTATCACACGTCATTGATTCCTCACCAAAGGGTCCGGCAAGTAAAATCGAACGCGCTACAAGCTTTTTTAAACCAAGTTTTAGAAAAACACACGAAAGACATATAGACACAGTATATGATGCATTTCATAGATTTATGTCTGAGATGTCACCATCCTCAATAGAACTAATAAAAAACAATACAGAACCACTTGAACAATTTGCAAAAATGTCAGCAAGAAGATTAACAACAGCAAGAATTGCAAAATTCGGGGCTGGTAGTTTATTTGCAGCTCCAATTGTTGCAGATATGCTCACAACCGGTATTCGCCTATACACAGAGTTTACTGCTAAAACTGCTAATACATTGCATAATATAAGCAAGCTAGATTTTGGCGGTTCTGTTCAAATACTTCAGAATTCTGCAATGGCAACTGAAAGACAAAGAGCCATGGCTGCTATAAGAGATGCACAATTAAATGCCAGATCGCTGCTTGGCAACGAAGCAGCGTATCTGGCATGATTATAGTAAAAATGGCTAATTGGTTTTTTGGTTATCTAGTATTGCGGTAAGTGTAAATTACTTCTTCTGTAACATCTGCTCCATGGTCTCTCACGGCTTTTAAAAATCTGTTAACTGAGATCTTATCGTAACCGTAATAAAGAGCTATGCTTTGTGCTTTCCATCCTGAATAGTAAAGTTTGAGAATTTTATCTCGGTTATCACTACAAAGTTTGAGACGTTGTTCGATTGGTTCGGCGTACATAATATCCTCCAATAATATTATAATTTCACAGTTAAACTGTGTTGGTTCCATGTCAATATTTTTTTTTGACATTAACCATTTGGAAAAATTATAAACACAACGGTTATAATAATAAAAATCCATTGTATTGTGGATAAGTCTAAAATTATAAATTTGATAATTTTTAGTCTCGTCTAACTTTTTAACTATTTTCGCATTAGATAATAAAATAGTTATTCTAAAATTATCAATTTGATAATTTTTAGTCTTGTCTAACTTTTGATAATTTTCATTGCTTGTCTATAACCATTGTGCAAATAAGGCTTGACAGATACAATATTATATGGTTATGTCGCTTTAGGAAGGAGAGATTATGGAGCCAAAAGAAATAACAAAATATGGTATTGAACTTAACAATGATTCACTCAAGCCTCTGATAGTGGATTTAGAGGGAGCAGCTATTTTACTTGGCAGGTCTGTAGCACAGATACGTAGATTAATCAAGATAGGCGAACTGGTTCCTATGCTGGGCGTGAGGAGAAACAGGTTTGAGGTTGAGTATTTGAAGCAATGGATGGCATCAAAGAGGCTTTACTCTGGTGCAATGAAAGTTATAACTCTTGCCAATCAGAAAGGCGGGGTTTCAAAAACGACTACTACTTTAAATATAGGTTATGATTTGGCTTCAAGAGGTTATAAGGTTCTTTTGATAGACTTAGACCCACAGGGTTCTCTCTCTGTAATTTTCGATGTATATAATTTAAGTGACTTCACTATATATGATCTGTTAGATAAGTTTATAACAAACAAAATGAATATAATAAAACAGGTTATAAAACCAACAATTGATAGTGCAGCAGGTCATGAGAATTTATTTATTATACCTTGCTCAGATAAGATGTCAGATATGTTTGATAGTTTAAATAAACGTCCAGGTGGTAAGGTTTTATTAAAACATATTCTCCTTGGTATTAAGGATGAGTATGATTTTGTTTTAATAGATACACCACCATTGAGACTTGATTTAGCTATTCAGATGCCACTGAATGCTTCTAACTTCGTTTTGATTCCTATGATACCTGACAAGTTATCCTTTGATGCAATGGAGCGATTTAAAGAAATATTAAATGAGATTATATATTTTGAAAACCCTGACTTAAATATATTGGGATGTTTGTTCTCTCTGTATAAAGATAATCTTCCAGCTCATGCTATTATAAGAGAACAAACAGAATTGCAGATACCGGTATTCAAAACAAATATCCCATATAGAACACAGGTGTATGAAGCACATTTGGTTAAACAACCTCTTGCTAAGTTTATATCAGCAAGTGATATTGCTGTGTTTTATTCTCAACTAACAGATGAGATACTGGACAGCATCGGTGATATAATAGATAAACAGAAGCATCTTAACGAAGAAGAGGTAATGAATGGCAATTAATAGAGAAAAACTAATGCAACTAAAAAACACAGGTATTGGTAATTCTTCAAAGAGAGATATAATATCGCGTATGTCAGTTCCATTGATATTAGATGTATCAGAAATAGAGGAGTATCATGCCCAACAAAGAAAGGCCAATAACCTTATTACAGATGAATCTATAAAAGAACTAGCTCAAGATATAAAATTACATGGTTTGATAAATCCAATTACAGTTGCTGCAATACAGGATCATGAGACTGGAACAAGACGTTATATGCTTATTACAGGTTCAAGAAGACTTGCTGCATATAAATCTTTAAATCTTGCACGCATACCCGCCATGGTCTATGATTTAAATGCAAAAGACCCCAATTTTGAAAAAGATTTATATATTCTCTCTGATGCTGAAAATTCTAAGCGTCTTAATTTATCAATAATGGAAGATGCTGAAGCTATAGTATATATGAACAAAGAGCTCGGTATTTCATTAGAGGAAATAGCTAAATATCGAAATATCGCACTGTCTTCTGTTTATAAATTTATACAAATTGCAAAATTTAAAAAGCAACTTGTTGAAATCTTATCACGATATAATATAGATATTTACTCAGTTCGAAACCGTTTGTTTTTATATAAATTAATACAGGCTATAGTGCAAAATGTTAAACATGAAGATATAGATAGTATAGTTAAAGCCTATATCAAAGAAATAGATAATGAAGAAGATGCGCAAGAAAATTATAAAACCACGAATGGTGAAATAGAAACAGTTAATGATAATACACCTCAAGAGAATGCTCAAGAAAAACCCAAAGTATCAATACATGATAGAAAACCTAAAAATTCTAAACAGAAAAATGTATATGAGATTAATAGAATTAAAATAGATAAAACAAATCCATATAAGATTGTTATAGATTGTAAAAAGGCACCAAGAAATGATGTGATTCAGTTGTTTAATGCACTGATAGATCATGTAGTAAATTATACAAATTATGAAGACAACCCACAATTCGTTGACTTTGTGATTGATAATTCAGAAAATATAGCAAAAGCTGTATCGTCTATATTAGAAGCATCTTTTGAAGATTTTATTAAAAATCAAGGAGGTAAAGGATCTATTGTTGCTAAGTTACATAAAATACAATAAGAGCCATAAATAATTAAAGCCCCGTGCGGCGGGGCTCTAATAAATTGGTGCTATAATAGATCCTAAAAGGGCTATGGTTAAAAATAAGAACAAACAAAATAAAATATCTCAACAAATAGAGACAATTTCCACAAATGAGAAATTGAACTATAGTTTTCCCAATTATTCCAATGAAGAGTTGAAAAAGGCAACTGAACTATTTGATCTCAAAGAAGCAAGAGACATTCTTGTTATGCTTGGGTTTGATTTATCCGCAAACAGAGTTCATGGATATGAATATGTAACGTTGGAGTATGACTCACGGCTAAACAAAAATATAGCAAATCTACGTTGGTATACTGCAAATAATACGGAGATAGAAAATAAATACACCTATAGAGTATATAAATCAGGTAATGATTATAAAGACAAATACTTAGGTTTCGATGACAAAGAGGGTAGGGGACTTTTTGGTGGTAATAGCTCCATAAGGCAACACTATCTGTCGCGTTTCATTACAAGAAAATGTCAGAGCAATTATTTTGGTTTCATTGATAATACAAATCTATCATACAATATTACAAGATTCCATAAGAAAGGTATAGGCTTATCTGCTCATCCTAAATCAAGATGTATTGTGTTTGATATCGATGCACATGATGGAGATCACGAGCGAGCCTTTGAAACTCTTCTTATTCTTCTTAAGCTTTTTAATTACAAACAGGAAGCCTATATTGAGAAGTCTATTCAAGGGGGCTTCCATGTAGGCTGGTTTGTAGATAAACCAGTGAGTGATTTACAGCTGCGCGAATTCTGCCGTATTTTTAAAAAAATATATAACTTGAATTTAGAACCACGACTTACTACGAAGCCATTTCGTATTCCTTATCATTGTACTTATACTCCTGGCTATTTAGCTATTATAAATAGAGGAGGTAAATATGACGTATCTTATCATTCTTTAGGATCTCAAAATAATCCATTTTCGTTTCAACAGTTTCACCACATTGTAAAGCTACACCACATTGCAGCTTATGGTAATAAGGACAATTCCGGGTTCTATGAGTATAGATCACAATATATAGAAAATCAGAATTTATTAGAAAGTTATCGCATAGAAGCGTTTATAAATAAACACAACCAATCACAACATTCAGTAAAAAAGACAATACTATCACCATATAAAAGTAGGGTAGGGAGCAATAGAGAATTTAGAAACAACAAATATTTATTGTCACGCGGCAATCGCGATTATAACATGTTTCGACTCAGTCTCATATGTCGTTCTAATGGTAACACATTTAATGAGTATTTTGATATTCTTAAGAACTCATTTACAGATAGTAATGACTGGCAAAAATGGAGTGATTATAAACGCTTTAGAGAAGCTTTAAGAGTATGGGAAAATAGTGAGAAACATATAAAATTTACAAATGTAAAAATAAATAGTTTTGTATCAAGTATTAGCTATATACCTGAGAATATCTTATATAAGTTAAAATCACCAATTATAACTTCCTGTATTATGAATCAGTTGGGTATTAAATATGGTTCTAATAAAGATCGTATAGAAAAAGCAGTGCCTATTATTCTTCAGGAGATGGTAGGAAAGTATTTTTACGAACTCTCTAATCGTAGGTCTTATGATAAAAGCATAGTAGATCCATCTCTTGGTGAGAAGATATGTTTAGGCGTTCAATACCCAGATGAATTCTGTGACCGGTTAAAAGAGCATTACATATTTGTTAATATAGATGTTAGAAAGATAGTTAATACTATTTTGAAAAGTGGAATTTTCTTTAAACAGTATAAGCATAATGAGCTGGGTTATTCCCATTCAATGAATGGTAAAGGAGTCTCCTATTGTAGGCAATGGTATATAAAAGGTGACGACCTTTGGAGAGACGACTCTGTTGTAAGTAAACGTAATTTCTTACGCATAGTGGCACAGCTCAATAAGCTTTATACACACAATACCTATTTTCTTGAGTGTTTAGATAGTTTCGGTGCCGCTGTTGCCCCCTCTAAGAGAAACGGTTATAATATGTCTAAACTTTTAGATTCTAATAGTAGAGAAAAAGATACAAAAATAGCACATTGCCTGCCTTTATGGGACGATTGGATACCAATTAAATCTTGAACCCTCTCCCGCTTTCGCTTCGCTTAGAAGCGGGAGATTCTTGAGAAGTTTGATTACTTTAAGCAATCCTTATTCTCAAAGGCGTGTCCAAGTCACCGCTACACTGTAATCCTATCAAGGATACCAGTTTACTTTTACGTAAAATGTTTAATGCTCCATTTACATCGGCATTAATGATTCTGCCATTCTTACTCTGATATTGTCCTCTAAGATCCAAATGGTTTTTCTATGCTATAATGTTAATAAATAGCCGGAGGTTAGTTATGTCTAAAAATAGTATAGAAATGTTTAAAATGGTTTTTTATGACCAGATTGGTGAAATGGCTCACTTTACATTTTTTGATGATACAAACAACATAAGAAACATAATAATATCAAAAATGGTATTCACCAGTATGATGACAAATAAGTGGAACGAACAGAGGTTTGGGCCGTTGAATAGTATACAACTGGCTTTTAAATCATGTCTAAGAAAACATGGTCAGAATGTCTCTAACTGGGCGGAGTGGTTTGAAACAGAGGCAAATAGACTCATAGAACTTGATGCACGCAGTGGAAGTAAATGACAAAAGGATTAACACTAAATAAACCAAGAGTGAAGTCTATTGATAATAGACCATTCACTGAAGAAGCCATCACTGTGGATTTTAATTCCAATAATGTTGTAAGGGTTCTTGATAATCCAGATGAGGTAGTACCTCATAATGAAATACCTGAGAAGCTTAGAAAGGCAATAATTGCCATGAGCGGTGAGGAGTATTTCTATAATACAGAGTGGAATAGAGCAAGACTTAAACGTTTAAGTAGAGCACTATCTCACCCTAAAGAAAACGTAATACATTCTATCGCTCAGGTATGTGGTCCTAATTGTACGTCTATTGATTTGTGTCCTTATGATGCTATAGGTAAAGCACCAGTTGGGGATAGATGTCCAGTGGAGTATAATCTTGCAATGTTGTTGCTTGAGGAATATTTAAAAGCCATAAGTGAAAGGCTTGGTACCACTACTGATGAACTTCGTAACGATATGATTGTTTATAATATGATAATGGGTATAGTTGAGGCTGACATTGTCAACTATAGGCTCAATGGTTTAATTGCCTCAACTGGTCTTACTCAGGAAGACCCTACAATTATAGACTCAGAAGTTGGAACAGTGTATTACAAAACAGAAGAATCTGTTGCCATGAGAATAAAAGAAAGAGTAAATAAACGAAAGGATACTCTTTTTGAACAACTTATTGCTACTCCTGAAATGGAGGCTAAATATAGAAATAGAAAAACAACTGATGCATTCAGTAAGATATTTAATGCATTGGATAAACTTGATAAGCTCTTTGATGAAACAAAAGTGATAGATGGTGAAATTGTAGAAGATGAGTAGAAAGTTTATATATAGTCCCTCCTATCTTGAACGTCTCACTGAAAATCCAATTAAAACATTATATGATTCTCATTATCGTGGTTACAGTGGTATATCTGATGGTGAGAGTGTGTTTGCGAAATCTGGAACAGAAGTTCATGAATATGTAGAAAAGGCTTTTAAATATTTAAATGAAAAGAAGCCAGAAGTTTTGTCCCACATTCAAAACAATGGTTTAAATGTAAACACGATAGTTGCTAATTTTCTTGATGAAAGTATTGTGTATGCCAATTCCTCATTAAAACTTAAAACCAGTGAGATGTTTAAAAAAGGGGCTGATAGAATAATTCGTAGATTCGGTAGTGAGTTTCTGAAGTCTCCTGATATGCAACTGATGACGGAACAAGAGCTCTATAGTTCTATCAATGTAGATGGTAAAAGAATATATATTGGTGGAAGACCTGACCTTGTTTTTTATGATGTCAAAAAGAAAGCAGCACAGATTGTGGATTTAAAAAACATATCAGATAGTGTAAAAGTTAATATATATGAAAAGGCTGGTGAGAAATTACAAGCCAAGATGTATCCATATTTATTACAGCAGTATTTTGCTAAAAATCATAATCTACGATTTGATAACATTAATTTCACTTTTGCTATGAATGCACCAACAGGTTCTGTTGTATTTTCATCTATTGATTATAAAAAAGAAATGGCAGAGCTTGAGACTGAATTAAG